CTCTTTCCAGTCGCTTATGTATGCCCATAGCGAGAAAACTCATATCATCATCAGTACCATACCACTTGTTTTTGTCAAGCCACGCTTGGGTTTTTGAGTCCAATCGTGCAGGTTGGTCTTTCTCTTGAGGTATTTGTACCTCATTTACAGATGATTGTAAAGCATTTTCATCGTATTGTGGGCGATATCTTTCCATCTCTTGAGCTTTAAACTGCACTTCTGTTAATCGCTCTTGAGCTTCAACCAATCTTTCAGCATCACCAGAGTCATACGCTTCTTTATATTCTCTTCTTGCTTTATCTAAATCAGAGGCTAATTTCTCTTTAGCCGTACTAACATAGACTTTTTCACCATCAGAAAGTCGACTTTTTAAAATCTTGTTTTCATTAATAATGGTATTAGCAAGACGAATAGCTTCTTCGTTTTCCCTTAAAGCTGCTTCTTTCGCTCTACGCTCGTCATTTAACAGTTTCTTTGCTTGAAGAATACGTTGTTTAGCTTCTTTAGAATAAGACTCTAAATCATCAGCTTCAAATTCATCAACGATTTCTTTTGGCATCGGTGTAGCATTAATCCGATCTTCCTCTGGAGTATCATCGACAACTTCGATTTCAACTTTTTCATCTTCAATATCTTCACTTAAAAACGAAAAGTCTTGTTTTTCAAATTCAGCCATTGTGTTCTCCTTAAGCTCTTGTTATTCCACGAGGATCTTGTACAACAGCCTCGACAGAATCATCATTGATTAATCGGAATTCTCTGCCATGAATCTTTAAACGAGTGCCAGTATTTGGTCTGGCTAGAATAAAGTCACCGACTTTACACCACGGACCATTTGGGAAACGCTTTTCGTCTTGATAACAATCAGGTCCCATTTTTAAAACAAAAAATACAGTAGATAGAACTTCTTCCATGTGCAGAGTTTGGTCTGCTTTTAAAATTCCACCACTATGCTCTTTTTCTGCATCTGGTATTGCTACCAACATGCGATAACCCATTGGTTCAGGTAATTGTTTTGCTTTTTCTTCTGCTGTTTGAGGCAGAGTTGTCACATCATCGGTATTTGAGCCGATTAGTATTTCAGTCATCGAAATTCTCCAGTCTTGATTTAAGGTCTATGATATTTCTACGCACAGTGAGCAGACCATAAATCTCACCACACATTCTTTGGTAATCGGCATAGTCTTTGGCTTCACCGATTCCCAGAGCTTCTTCAAGAATCTTTACTTTGTCATCTACCTGTTTGAGAAGATGATCGAGTATTTTTTCTTTCATTTAGTTTCCTTTTTTTTAAGTTGTTTAGCGTTTTTATATAAATCAGCTGTTACCTGAAGTTTTTGACTTTGGCGTTGTTGATTCATTTGGGCTTTTGCATTGCCAATTTGATGACCTAATTTCATACCTTCTAATTGTTGTTTTGCTTCTAAAGATTCTCTATCAGATCGTGTTTTAGCTCCAATTTGCATACCAGCAATTTCTTTTTGAGCTGCAATACGCATTTTCTCAATCTCAATCTGGTCAGCACCTTTGGCAGCATCAATCTGCATCTTCTTTTGTTTAATATCAATTTCTTGTGCTTTTAACTGCAATTCTTTCATCTGCATCTGGATAATTGGATCCTGTGCAGCTTGTTGAGCTTGTTGTGCAGCTTGAGCTGTTTGATTTTGACCCAAAATATTCTGTGCAGCTGGTACAGCCATGCGCGTAATTTGCATTTCTTGTTCTGGTGTTAACTTAATATCATCTTCTTCATTATCAGAATAAGGAATTTGAATACCCATTTGCTGTTGCATCTGTCTCATATACTCCATTCCAACATGCTCAGTAACATGTGACTGTAAAGCTTGCATAATTTGTGGTGCTTGTGGGTTTTGACCAATGACTTGTTTGATTTTTGGATCATTTAATGCAGCCATATGGATCTGAATATGGGCTTGGTGGTCTTGATACATGAAAGCTTTAAGTGGTTTATTTTTTAAAGAGTTCATATTCTCTGTAATAGGGTCAGTTGGCTTCATATCTTCTTGCATTGGAACCAGTTTTTCTGCATTTTTAATACCAATAACCTCTAACATCTGTCTATGCAGATAAGGTAAGTTATAAAGCTGGGGTGCAGTCTGAGAAAGTTGTAAAACTGCCTGATATTGCACTACTTTTTGGCTCATGGTAGCCGCATTAGGGTCACTTACAGGGATAATATTGACCATTTCGTAGTCAGATCTACGAGCTTTGCGGTCTCCAGTATCAGGTTCAAAGGAATAATCTTCTGGAGCGTAGTCAGCAATGATTTCTTTAAGTAATTTGAACTCTTGTTTCATTGAATAGTGGATACGAGCTTGTATCGCACTCATGACTTTTAAGGTTCTTTCCAAAATTGCCAGCGTTGTACCGACTGGTGACTGGCTACTCATATCACTTGCCTTCAAATCGCCACTAGAAGCAAACCTTCTACCTTCTTCTACGATCTGATTGAGCAATGCCATCAATGTTTGGCTTGGTTCTTTGTACGGCAAGGGCATGATGTTGTCTTTCATCGTGCCAGATGGTACGTCTACGTCTCTAAATTCGCCTGGAGCTATTGGAGTATCATCACCTTTAACTCGTAATCCACGAGTTTTGAATCCTCCAGGAAGATTGGACAGCGATCCTGCATCAACTAACTGTCTTAAAATAGAAGTTCCAGACTTGGCAAAAGCTCCAATAAGGTGTATAAGCCCAAAGTGGTAAAAACCAAAGCCAGGAATATAACCATAATGAACAAAATGTTGTCTTTTTTGGTGTGTTTTGTCATGCTCTCTCCAATTTCTGCGGATTGCCAATATCGTTCCATTGGCTTTTTCAATCGTTACAACATACGGAAGAGCAATTCCAGTCTCTGCTCCTGCTTTATCTTTATGTTCAAAGCCAGGCAAATCTAAATGCACATGCATTTCTAAAATCTTAAACCTGTCATCTGTTGTTGCTCTAAATCCTAATTTCTCCGCAATCTTCTTTTCTACTTCATCTAAAATATTATCTGGCGTTCCTAAACTAATATCCCTGTAAAATCCTGCATACATCAAGTGATTCATTTCACTTTCAGTCTTACGCATCACATGGGTAATGCGTTCAGCCGCCTCAAGACTACTTGCACCATAGGGCACAACCAAGTCTTCCGCAGGAATATACATTGATACCTGACGATCTAGCGTTGGATCTACATAAACTTTCTTAAATCCGTTACCTGAAAGTCCTACTCCCCAAAGCATACGTTCATGTTCAGGGCGATATTCTTGCATCACATCTACAAGTTGATGGTTCATATCTTCCACCACTCTATTCATCGCATCTTTTTTATCTTGGGTTTCTTTACCAACTATCTCACCCTTGACAGGACCACTGGCTGGAAAGGTTTCCATAATCGTTTCAGACTGAAACTTAATTACTGCCTCTGCTAATACAGGATGGTAAACTCCACAAGCACCTTCCCATGGTTCAGAGCGTTCTTCAATCTTGAGTCCGAGTAACTCTAAGCCATCCACATAGGTCTGTATCCAGTCTTTACGAGAATCAATGTCCGATTGAAAATCTCCCATGAGATCACCAACGATTTGCGTTAAAACAGATTCAGGAACGTATTCTGCCAAATTAGCATCAAAGTCTTCCATTGACTCGCCACCTAATTTAATTTCTACACCATCCATCTTAAGGTCGACTTCTTCTGGATCGACAATCTCAATTTCAACATCTGGTCCATCGATGGCTGCTAAACCTTGTGGAGCTTGATACATGGCTTTATCTATTGACATACGAATCCTTAATAATATGCACGTTTACGCCTAAATTCTCTAGGCTCATCTGGCTCATCACTTTGTAAAGTGATAAATCCACCTCTTCTGAATCTTAACAAAGCTTGTGTGCTTGAGTCTACCAAGTCATCGTGATCTGAGTTTGGAAATGCTGCCAGCTCTTCTACGACTTCTTCAGCCCATCTTTTTCTTGGTGCCCATACCTTACCACTAGCAAACAAATCTGATACGCTATTAA